GCTGTATTCTTTACTTACAAGTACACAAGCTCTTGTTAAAGTAGATTTTATTGTACTATTAATTGTTCTTACGGTTGCTTCTCCGACTTGGTCCTCAAATCCTTTAAATTCTGTCATAAGTTTTTCAAGTTTTGAAGTATCAATCTGTATAACAGACCTGTTATTTTTCATCTAAACACCTGCATTTCTATTGAGGATTATCTCACATACTCCATCGTCTTCCCTAACAGAGAATATATACATCTGCTTTTTATCAACGATTAACGGCATTCCTTGTGTCAATTCTCTGCCTATATCTGTTCTTTTTACAAATATTAACAGTTCACCAACATATATGCCGTCAAATTCCTTTTTAGATCTCTCCATAAGACGGTCGTTGTCAACAATACAGTTGACAACTTGACCATCTATAGTATGACTTTCAGCGAATTCATCTGCATTAAAGAATATATTGTTAATATCATTCAATGCAGTATCTTTGAAATTCATTTTATCACCTAATTAATTTTAATTAGAGCAGTTGCACCGGCTGTTAATTTTGGAGCAATAGCCCATCCCATAATAACAGTTAAAGCTCCTGCAGTTTTAGTTCCTTTTCCAGTTGCATCAAGGTAAATAACATCACCTACTGCAAAACTTTCAGTAGTAATTGTAGGAAGTTCAAATACTCCTTCTACTTCAACTCCTCCAGTAGCTCCTACTGCTATATCTTCTGCTGCTATTCCAATTCTTGTTCCTAAAGTTACTATATCTCCATAGCTAATTGCTGCTTCTGTTGAATTTGTGTAATCAATTACAGCTCCTTTTTGAATATATTGATTCATTTTATACCTCCAAATTTTATATTTTAAATTTCAAAAGGGAATTAAATACTAATTCCCTGCGTTTTTGAATAATCCTCTGAAGTCTAATACATCAACACCATAATCAATGAATATTCTCCATTTCATGCCTAAATAATCAAATGCAACCTGTGATTCAAGCTTAGGCATAGCATCTCCGTTTAAGTATGATACTTCAATTGTATCAATATCACTTGGTGAAGCTGCCATATACCATGTATTGCCATCTAATTCAGCATCAACAACTAAATCAAACGCATTTCTGAATATATTTGCTACACCTGCATTTGAAGAAGCAGGATCTGCTATAGAATTCAAAAGTTGCATAGCTTCAACTTCTTTATCAGGAGAAACAATCAAGAATCGTGGAGCGATGTTAAGAACTTCTTTGCCCCTTAAATTCTTTTGTTTTCTCATTATTTTCTTACCTTCGCCTAAGGTAGTAGTAGTAATTGCTCCAGCTGTTCCAGTATTTTTATGATCTGAATGGAACAATGCTTTTCCATCATAAATATTAGCTGAGCTGATTAATGTTTGATATACTAATTTATTTATACCTCTTCCTGCAGTTCTTACATATGCTTCAGGTATTCTTGACAAAATTGATATATCATCATTAATTAAAGCCTGTCTTGTGATGCCAAAGCTTTTTCCAAAGGTAGCAATTTTCTTTGTAGCTTTTGCATCTTGCATTTCATCAAATTTGAACTCTCCTGTTTGAGTCATTTTCTCCAAGTCACCAGCTTCTGAAATTTGCCATACTTCTGCACCTTTGAAGTCTGCTACTGAGCCTGGTCTTGTCCATGCTTGATAAGTAGTTGACTGGCTTTTATAAGCAGTTGCCATAGACTTATTAACTGAATCGCTTAAAATTGCTCCAAATTGGCTATCAGGTGAAAATGCTCTTTTGAATAATTCGTCACTATCCATTCTTTGAGCATTTTGAACATTTAATCTTTGAACACATTCAATTGCAAGGTCTCTTAATCTCATTCCTCTGAGTTCTCTTGCGCCTTCAACTGGCTTTTCAATTCTTAGTCCAGATCTTAAAACTAATGCATCAGATGCTGCTTCTCTGAATTTATCAGATTCATCTTTAACTACTTGAGCTGCTACAGATGAAGGTTTATTTCTAACTTTTAATTCCTCAAGAACTGCAGCTCTTACACTTTCTAAGTTTGTACCTTTGCTGATATATTCATCAGCGTTTACGCTAAATTCCCTGCATAAATTAGTTATTTCAGTTACCCTTTGTCTTTCTGCCGTAACTGCTGCCTGTCTTTCATTGTCTAAATTGATTTGTGGTACTGGTGTTGCTTCTGGTTGTATTACTTGATTTTCTAATGCCATATTTCTTTCCTCTCCTTCTTCATTTTCTGAAATGTTTTGAAATTCTCTGCCTATCCCTACAGAATCATCTGCCGGAACAGAAACAACCGATATTTCCATCGGTGTCCATCTTGTTGCTATATAAGCAGGTCCTGTAAATCTACCGTTAGAAGACATTTTACCAGCCATGACTTCCTCCCATACATCCACTGCATACCCGACCGATATACCTTTTAGTGTACCACTTTTAACTTTTTGATATATTCTTTCTGATTCTTCATCAGAATCAAAAATAATATCAGCATAAGTTCTTTTCTCTGCATCATTGCATATTGCATTTTCAATTCTTCCTAATACCACATCTCTTTTATGATTAAAGAGTGCAACACCAATAGAATTTATTCTTTCAAGGTTTACGCTGC